ACGGTGCATTACAACCTTATGCGTCGTAAAAATAAAGGGGCGTAAGCCCCTTTTTTTGTAGATTTAAAAGAAGTTTAAAAAGGGTTTAAAAATGGCAGAGTTAAATTTAGCCATGACACTCAAGGCACGCGATCAGGCAAGCCGAGTATTCCGTCAGGCGCAATCCCAAATTACACAAAGCACACGAGCCATGACAAGCGCCCGTGAAACATTAGGCGTGCGAAGTGAACATAAGATCCAGCAAGAGATCAATCATACTATTGCGGCTTATAACCGTTTGAAACGTAGTGGTACTGCAACCAGCCGAGAGTTAGCTCGCGCGGCTGATGCAACACGGTCAAAAATTGCGGGTCTTAATGCCGAAATGGGAAAAACGTCTTGGGGACAACGCTTAGGTAATGTAGGCACTGCAATGGCAAGCGTTGGAGCTGGTATGGCCGCAGGTGCGATGGTAATGGCTCAACCCATGAAAAAACAAATGGATTATGACCGCCGATTGGCGATGGTTTCAAACACCGCCTTCTCTGACCGAGACGTGGCTGGGCGAATTGCTGGCAAGAAAGAATTACATGAAGCAGTAAAAAGTGCGGTAGAAAATGGTGGCGGGACGAAAGAGGATGCGTTAGCAGCACTGGATAAATTATTAGCATCTGGTACGGTGAAAGCCGAAACTGCAATGAAATTATTGCCAACTTTGCAGAAAGGTGCTGTTGCCACTGGCGCGAGTACTGAAGATTTATCCGCAATTGCCATATCTGCTATGCAACAATTTGGTATTAGCGAAGATCAAATTGGCGCGGTATTAGATAAAGCCGTGGCAGCAGGTCAAGCCGGTAATTTTGAATTGTCAGATATGGCTCGTTGGTTGCCACAACAAATGGCCGCTGCTAAATCTGCTGGGTTATCAGGTATGAATGGTTTTGAAGCATTATTAGTTGCAAACCAACAAGCACGTGTTACAGCAGGGACTAGCGATGAAGCGGGTAATAACCTAGTCAACTTGCTGGCAAAAATTACCTCAAAAGAAACGGCTGATCGTTTTAGAAAGTTAGAAATTAAAGGCAAAGATGGTAAAACCCATGGTATTGATTTTATTAAATCCATGGAAAATGAGAAAAAACAAGGGAAAAACTCCATTGAGGCCTTTAGCTCTATTATGGATATGGTAGTTGGCGAAGATGACCGTTATAAATCGTTAAAGGAAAAACTCAAAACCGCGAAAAAAGAAGAACAGCAAACTCTTTTAAATCAGATGGCTGATTTGGTTGAAGGTACAGCGATTGGTCAAGTGATATCAGATCGTCAAGCCTTGATGGCGTTACTAGGTATCCGAAATAATGTGCAACTAGGGAAAGAAGTGAAAGCAGAAGTCGGTAGCGCAGAAGGCGCTGTCGATAAATCACATGCTGTAATACAAGAGACCAATAGTGCCAAATTGGAAAACGCCCAAAATAGCTTTGAATTTGCCCAAATGGAGGGGGTTAAGAGCTTTAATGATGCCCTTGGTGATGCGGCAGTCAAATTAACGGAATATGCAAAAGCATATCCAGACCTCACAAATACCGTTGTACAAGCAGGCACTGTTATTACGGCTTTAAGTGCAGCGGCTGTTGCGGCAAGCGGTGCATTGGCGTTGTTAGGCGGCAAGCGTACCAGCTTTGGATTAGGAGGCGATATCGCAGATGCGGCAAGTGGTTTAGGTCGAAAAGGTAAAATCAATAAAGGGATGAAAGGCGGAAAAGGCTTGTTATCACTGAGTGGTTTAGCATTTACTGGTTTAATGCTTGCAGCTGACCACCGCACGGTTGCTGAGGCTATTGCCGAAGAAAAAGCCGAAGCTAAAACACCACAAGAAAAACAACTTGAAAATCAATTTTACGCAAGGGCTTACGGTGGCAATAAATCAACAACAAGCCATTATGCACCACAGGGGTTTGGTTATAACAAAAATTCTGTATGGGGAATGGCAGGCCGTGCGGGTGAAGTGGCTGAAATCGCACGTAAAGATGAGGTTGCGAAGGAGCGTTTAGCACGTGGCACGCTTACACAAGCCGAATATGATGCAAGAACATCACAAAGTGCTGCCAAAATTGCCAACATGAATAATCGTGGGCAAGGCTATTCCGGGTTATCCATTGCTGCCAATGATACCAATTCTACACTGAGTCAAACACTCGGTAATTTATCTGGTTTAGCGAATTATCAAGCTGACTTTCAGCAGTTTGGTAAAACCATCAGCGATGGCTTGAAAACAGCGGTGGAAAGTCAGAATTTCACCATTCAAAATGAAATTAAAGTGGATTTAGATGGGCGGATTGTGGCTGAACAAACGTCTCAGTATCAATATCAAGATTTAAAACGGGGGTAATAGATGAAAGGTTGGACGGCGCCATTACAACGTGCTAGCTATCGTGGTGTGCGATTTGAAGTGATGTCGGTTGATGATGAGATCACTCGCGCTACAATCGAACACGCCTATCCTTTTGTGAACGGTGCGGATGTAGAAGATTTAGGATTAAATCCGTTGACCGTACGTTTGCAAGCCGTGTTTTATGGTGAAGGTTATTATACTGATTTCAAAAAATTCTTAAGTGTGTTGGGAAAACAAGGGGCGGATGTATTAGTCCATCCTATTCGCGGACGATTGCAAAATATGATTTGTACGTCGGCATTGTTTCATCATGAAGCGGACATGATTGACTATGTGGCCATTGATTTAACCTTTACCGAAAGCACCCCAGCAGAGCCGATTTTTGTTTTTGAAAGTGCATTTCTTGCTCGTCTTGATGCACTACTTACGCAACTTGAAGATTTTGTTGATGATGCGTTGGCATTGTATGGTGAGTTTATGGAGGTTGTGTCATTTGCCGCCAATATTAAATTGCGTTTATTGGGCAGTTTCGGCGCATTATTTGGTTGTTTTGAGCAAGTTAGAAGTTTATTTGATTTAGATAAGAATAAATATCCTATCTCTAATACTGTGTCCTCTACAGATTTTAAAGTGAAAAGCTTAAATTCGGCTCGTCATTTAGCTGCGATGTTGGAAACGGGACTCTCACAGATTATCAGCCGTCGAGATTTAACCACTCGCGCTAAGTTTGATGAAATGTTGCGTACCTTAAAACAAATTAAACAGATCCCCTCTGATTTGGTAACAGGTAAAAATATTAAATCAGCCAGCCAACAGGCTGTTATGAAATCGTTACCATCAACATTAACAAATACCGATATGCATGCAGTGTCATTGTTTATGCGATTAGTTAGTGCGGGCGTTTTGCTTAAATCTGCGACAGAATTAATTGAAGATGACGCTTTATTGCCGCAAGATGTGGACTATATTACCACGAAAGTGCGGTCGGAAATTTTAGAGAATTTGGCATTGCTACGCCAACAAATTGCAGAAGAGCAACAGGCCGTAAATAGCGCTGGTAAGCCTAATACTGGACTTTACACCACCGCACACCACACCATGGAACAACTTAAACAACACGCTCATCAGTTTACTCAACTTGCGATTAATGCGATTAACCGCAAGCCACCTTTAATTATTCGAGCGGCCCCCATGACTGGGACAGTGCAACAAATCGCCCATGCTTTTTATAGTGATTATAAACGTGCGGATGAGCTATTGCGTTTAAATCCACAGGTGCGTTATCCAAATTATATTGAGCAAGGTGAGGTATTAAATAGCTATGTCAGATAATTATCCTTACGAAAATGATGTCGTCGTTGAGATTGACGGTAAGTCCCATAATAATTGGAAAAGTTATGACATAGACAGTGATTTTTTAATCCCTGCAGATGCTTTTGCTTTTGATATTGGTGTGCCGTCAGACAGTACTGTATTGCCGGACTACTCTGGGGCAGAGGTGAAAGTACATATTAATGATACGTTAGTCATGACTGGTATTGTGGATACCGTGCAGCATGGCATTAGTAAAACAAATCGAACCTATCGACTAAATGGTAGAGATAGAGCCAGTGTACTTGTTGATTGCTCCGCACCGATTACGAACGTGAAGGGGTTAACGGTATTAGATGCAGTAAAAAAGATTGTAGAACCGTTAGGAATTAAACAGGTGCAACTTAAAGCCGAAAACAATCCATTGTTAGATAAGGTCGATATTGATGTTGGCGAAACTGCGTGGAATGCTGCCATGCGTTGTGCTAATTCTGCCGGCTTGCACTTGTGGTTTGAACCAAATGGCGTGCTGATTGTAGGAGGTGCGGATTACAGCACACCACCTGTTGCAACGCTATGCTGTATGAAAGATGGTAGTCAAAATAACTTTGAACAGGCTGATTTAAGCTTTGATGTATCAAATCGGTTTAGTGAGATAACCTTTTTAGCTCAAAGTCACGGCAAACAAGGACAAGATAACAAAAACGATCTGAAATGGGTTTATAAAGATTCAGAGATGACTACCTATAAACCTAAAACCGTAGTGGTATCTGATGTTGATAACCTTGAAGCGCTGCAAAAATGGGCAAAGAAATACATTGCCGACAGCATACTTGAAGGGTTTACATTAACGATTATTGTACCTGACCATAAAATGCAAGATGGCACATTGTGGCAACCTGGTCAGCGGGTGCATGTTATCTGTGAAGAATATGATATTGATGCAATCTTCTTCTTAATGGGGCGTCGTTTCATGTTAAGCCGTCAAGGCGGTACGCAAACCGAGCTACGGTTTAAGCAAGACGGTATTTGGACACCAGACGCTTATAGTGCAAAAGCAGAAAAAGCACGTAAGCGTAAAGGTAAAAAAGGTAAGAAGAAAAAGAATAATGGTGAACTTTGGGCATCAAATGGAGAAGGTGGTTGGACGAAATGAGACGATTAACACAAGCAATACAACAACAAGCGCAAGGTGCAGTAAATGATATTCGTCAAGCTTTTAGAGGAATACTTCATCTGGTGAAAAGTGCAGATAACATTCAGAAAGTGCAAGCATCTGGATTATCAGATGAAACACTTCAGGATGTAGAGATGATGCAGCAATTTGGGTTTACGTCGGTGCCGCCTGCAGATACTCAAGCAGTGATTATCCCTATTGGCGGGCAAACTAGCCACGGCATTGTGATTGCGACTGAGAACGGTTCTTTCCGTGTGAAAAATCTGCAAGGTGGCGAAGTCGCTGTTTATGATGAAAGTGGCTCTAGTATTGTGTTAAAAAAGGGGCGGTTAATTGAGATTGATTGTGATGTGTTAAAGATTAAAGCGGCAACAAAAGTGGATATATCAAGCCCACTGGTTGAAACAGATCAGGTCTTTACTGCGCAAGGTCAAATTAACGGAAATGGCGGTATGGCGGTGAAAGGCGGCAGTGGTGCGAGTTTTACCGGCAACGTAAAACAACAAGGCGGAGATTTTACTACAGGAGGAGATGTGAAAGCCGGTGCTATATCATTGCGTAATCACAAGCATCCTGGTGATAGCGGTGGTGAAACAGGTCAACCTAAATAAAAATGCTAAAAGGAGGTGCTGAAGTCAGTCACCTCTTTTCTTTTCTCTAAATCCCTTATCCTGTCACTATGGACAGAGAGATCAGCCCGCTTACCGGCGACTACACAAGTAAGCAAATCAGTACACTGCAAAATGCTGTGTATATCAGACTAACCACACCCTTAGGCACCTGGTGGGCAGATGGGCGTGTAGGCTCTTTGCTCCATACTATCCCTAAAGAAAAGGATTTGCGACATGTTGGGCCACTTGCTCAACAATATGCAGAAGAAGCCTTACAACCGTTGATTGATGATGGACGTGCCGCCGAAATCATTGTGACTTATACACAACCCCACAAGGGATTATTAATTTTAGATATATCCATTCGAGATAACCGAGGTGAAACCTATCAATTTAAACACCCGGTAAAAGTTATTTAAAAAGGGTTTAAACCATGTT